TAAAGCATAACCCGCTTGATAGCCAATTAATGTTCGTTCACTTCCTGTGGTAGTGCTATACCCAGCTTGATACCCAACGACAACTGACTGACCACCAGTGGTGTTAGACTCAAGTGCGTCATAACCTAACGCAACATTGTTACTACCTGTTGTATTTGATGCCATTGAAGCATGGCCCATAGAGGTATTGTATTGACCTGTAGTATTCGCACCTAAAGAGATTGCGCCAAAAGCATTGTTTCTTGAGCCTGTCGTAGTTGCATCACCAGATAGTCCACCAACAAAGGTGTTGTATGTGCCTGTAGTTATTTGCGACCCTGCCGCATTACCCACAGCAGTGTTGTAAGCATCAGTAGCAGATGTAAAGTTTTGATTATTTAAAGCCCCTTGCCCTATTGCAACCGACCTACTTCCCTTAGTATCGCTACTTAAAGAACCCTGACCTAAACTTACATTTCTAGTTCCAACAGTTAAAGCATCACCAGATGTTTCACCAACAAAGGTGTTGTATGTGCCTGTGGTTATTGCAGTACCTGCACTTGAACCTATAGCTACGTTATAATTACCACCAGATTGAACACTATCTAACGCAGTATCACCCAACGCCACGTTATTAGTTCCTGTAGGATAATTCCCATCCAGCTTGATCGTGCCGCTCGAAACATCAAGGTTACGATTAACTGTAAGATCACGAGTAACCGTTAAGTCTTGCCCGATTGTTACGTCACTTGGCAAACCAACAGTAAGCGTTTGCCCTGAAGCAGACGTTTCAACCTCGTTAGTCGTACCCGCAATCGTGAAAGTCTGACTGTCTAAATCAACAGCACCTGTTCCACTGTCGCCACCAAAGTCCAAATCCTGCGCCGTTACTTGACTATCAACATACGCTTTAATAGACTGCTGCGTTGCCAACGCTGTTGCGCTATTCGAAGCCATGTTGTCTTCGTCAAGAATCGCAGTCACTGACACGCTGCCCAAGCGAAGCCCATCAAAGTACGCATTGTTAAAGACGTTCGCCGCTACCGCGCCAGAACCCGCACCGTTAAAAAATACAACCGCAGTCGTTCCCGCAGGAACCTCGTAGTCGTTACTCGCGCTATATGTCCCTTGAAACAACAAGATACTGCGCGAACCCGCTAGGTTATTACGCACATAGATAATCTTTTCCGAGTCGTTTGGAGTAAGCTGCACAAACGCAGTGCCGCCCAAATCCCCGCCATCGCCAAAAATTACCAAACGATTACGCCCATTAGAGGACGCGCCATCGCTGATAGGCAATGTATTAGGAGAACCAGAAGACCCCGTGGCGGCAAGCGTTACCGATACCTGACCGTCAAGCGCGGTATCCAGTAATTCAAAGTTCGTGTTCGTTGTATCGCCCCATGTGCCAGACTGTTCGCCTGTGCCGATGAGTTCGATACCGTTATTCAGTGTATATGTACTAGGCATAATTTTTTCCTATGCTGCTATGTCATCCCAGCCCGGAGTTTGAGACGGTGTTTCGTCACTCCATGCTGGGGTGGAAGATGGTGTTTCTGGAGTATAACTCGGATTTTGATTTGGAACAATCCTACCCCAAACAAGAACTTGTCCCACGCTGCCCGTTGCAGCAAGTCCAGATACAGGAACCTCGGCACCCGCATCGACAACTACTGTTCCAACAGCGCCAGTGCCCGAAACGCCCGTAACCTCTACCGAGGCTCTAACCTCAATCGTTACGGAGCCAATAGATCCTGTAGAACCCAAACCAGTAACAGGAGCATTTGCATCCGCTTCAACCTGTATGAACCCGCCATGCACAAAGGCTTGGCTTTGCAGGCCGCTAGGTATGGTTATTATTGCATCCGCTTCAACGGTAGCCGAGCCAATCGAACTTGTAGCGGCTAACCCTGTTACGCTTATATTCGCTTCCGCAACAACCGTTACAGAACCTACGCCACCTGTAGCTTCTACGCCAGTTGGAGTTACATTAGCTTCCGCAACAACCGTTACGCCGCCCACGGCACTTGTAGCCTCAAGGCCAGTAACCGGAACATTCGCCTCTGCAACAACCGTTACAGAGCCAACATTACCCGTGGCTTTGGGGAGATCCGTCTGCCCCCATGGCATATCGCCCCAACCAAAGCGGGACCAACCGCCGATTGGAACGATGATGTCAGCCATTAGGCTATCCGAACAATAGCGTTACTTGCGTCCGCTGTTGGGAACACAATCGTAAAGTCCCCCGCTGTGGACGTTTTATCCGCACCAAAATCCAACACGCAAACCGTGCGGTTGCCGTTCGTTGAATTGTAAATCAACGCACCACGAGCAGTAATCGTTGCCGAACTAAACGTTAAATCTGCAAAATCAATAAACGCCGTTGTTCCGCTAGTCGTCGGATCAATGTTCGTTAATGTCCCGCCACCAGCAGAATAACCTGTTCCACTCACCTCGTTAGACGTTGTGTAAACGGTTGTTGCTGCTGTGAACGAAGCACTGTTCGTATACAACGCAAGTTTGTAGGTGTTCCCACCGCTTGCATTAAAATCGTGCAGACCTTCAAGAACTTCTTTCTTGAAAGAGGTGCACAAGAAGTTTCCTGTGAAAGCCATTTAAAATTCTCCTTACGTTCTCGGTTTTCGAATAGCACCATAGCGGTATTCGTCGATTGTTTCTTGCGCCTCGCCCAAATTCTTCAAGCGAGAAATGCCTTCCATATACCGCTGGTTATACATCTGCATGAGATTTGGGTCGCCCTTCATAAACGTGTACGCCTCGATTAACGAAGCATATAGTAACGCAATTTCAGCATTTGTACTCAACCAACTGGTTCCGCTATCCGCTCCCGCCGTTACAGAAGCGGGACGATACAAATAGTGTATGTCCACAGTATAGTTAGCGTTAGGAGTTGGAGCCAAAATAAAGTTATCAACGTCAAACTGTGCGTAGTATTTTGGCTGTCCCGTTGTCGTCGGGTCCGGGGTGTATGTCTGGACAAAGTCTAAATCCTTAAACAATAAAAACTCTGCATCACCGCTTACATCAATACTCAACGAAAAGGGAGCAAGAAAATCAGACGGCGCAGCCAAGTATTGATTCCCTGTGGTCATGGTGCCGAACTGGTTTTTCTGAAACAAATTTAACTGCACACTCTTTAGTATGCGCTCTTCGGCCAGCCGAATAAACAACGGTAAGTTATTTACAAACGTTGTCTCATCGTTTTCCGTATAATCCTGAATGGCCTGTTTCAGTTCGCCATATGTCATCGTCATGTTGTCACCGTCACTGTGCCCACTGAACCTATAGCCACCAAGTTATTGGGAGGCGAAAGACCCTCAATCTCGTTAAACCCTACAGGATTCCACCCATATTGTGTAGCCCTTTGCTCGGGCAACCCGCCTTCCGGGCGAGGATTACGCAACGCTTGCGGATCCGGAGACGCTTTCGGAGGAAACAACTGAGGATGCTTAGGCTCAAACTCATCAGGGCCAACCTTCGCACCTGTCCACTCCACCTTCATTTCTCGAAGACGGTAACGACGGCCCGATCTGTCCGATATTCCCCATGCGTGTTTGCCCGAAGCGTATGCCATTACACCCTCAAATACTGAATACTAGGCTGCAACTTCAACGGAACACGATCCTCGTCTTCATCTGCTGCACGTTGGAACTCTTCCTCATACACAGACTTTAAAAGCTGGAGCCTGTCTGGAGATCGTTTCATCGCAATGTAATAAGCCAGACCCGCAACCATACAAGGGTAAAACCTAAAGGGCATGTCAGTGGTGTTGACCAGAGTATCTGCATCCTCAATCCGCTGCACATAGTAGTAAATGATTTGATCCGTAGAGTTCTCAGGAACAGCCCAAAGATTAATTACAGGGCTAATCTGGCGATTAAACCAAAACTGGCTGGGACGACCCTGCGTAGTTTTGTTGGGAAGAGTAACGTAATCCCCCCGACTAATCCGTTCTACCTCATAATCAGTGTTGCCCCGACGAAGCACGATCTCCAACACATCAACAACATCAGGCAACAACGTTTCCTGAGCCTGACCTTGGGTAAGGGTTATCGTGCCCTGCTCCACAGTCCACATGTTAATGCCACGATTTGCCCATTCAGCAAACATCAGGTTCAAAGACCGACGCGCCGTCCGAGCATCATAACCAGTGCGAACCTCCAGCCCGCACCGCTCAAACGCCTCCTCGATTATCTCACCGACATCGAGGTTAAAGTCTCTTGAACCTGAAGTAGCCATCTATCAACTCATGTTATTATGGGGTTTTGGTTGGTCTTTGTCATGACACAACCGCCATTTGCGTAACCATTAACCTTACCGCCACGCATCATCTTTACCTCACCGCCACGCATCATACCGACACGACCGCCGCGCATCATTTTACCAACGCCATCAGCAGCGTAATCAGGGACCATTTTTCCCTGCTTGTTCTTAACCATGTTTAATTTACCCGGCATTTTACTGTCTCCTGTTTCTACG